TCACCACTAGCAACAACACCATCAGTAAAAGTTCCTAGTCCTGCACTTGTAACCTTTAGCACTTCGGTGTCATTTACAACAAACCTTGCAAAACTGTTATTAGAAAATTGTAAGAAGTTGGTTGAATTTAATAAGAAACTGCCACCTGATGCAGTAACGTCACCAGCTACGTTTAAAGTTGATCCTAAATCGGTAGCTGTTCCTATATTTACGTGATCAGAACCACCATCTACAAATAGCATATTAGCATTACCATTAGATTCTACTCGGAAGTCTAGGTCATTACTTGATTCGTTTATAATAACTCCAGCGGGATCTAATTGTAACATATTAAGTGATGAGCCACCTACCATATTATTAAATACTGTTTTAGCATCTTCTGTGCCATCTGTAACATCAAGAATAATTGATTGCATTTGACCATAAATAACATCTTGACCAGCATCATTTTTTCCTAAGAATTTCATAATACCAATAAGATCATCATCAGCAGGACTAGCTGAATTTCTGTATATATATAATTCTGGACCGTCTCCAGAACCTGCGTGACTATCCTCAATATACATAGTTGTTCCAGCATTTGTACTTTTTACATGAAAAGTTCCAGTCGGATCGTTTAGACCTACGCCAACTTTATCAGTACCACCATTAACAAATAGCATATTGGCGTTACCATTAGATTCTACTCGGAAGTCTACGTCCTGGCTTTCATCATTAAATACTGTTTCAGATTGATCAAAAAGTAATCTTTGTCTTGCTTGTCCAGCATTCATTACTTTAAATGATAAATAACCATCTTCTGTGCCATCTGCAACATCTACTGATTGTGAAAAAATTTCTGCATAGACTACATCTTGTGTATTATTATTTCGTCCTTCAAATTGTAAAGATCCAAGAAGGTCTTGAGCAGCTGGCGAACTTGAGTTTCTATATAATCTTAAATTTGGACCACTGTTAGCATCAGCATCAGTTGATGTTAATGTAAGGTTATCTGAATTATCAGTAACTGTAATTGCAGTAGGTCCAGTTGCAGTAATTTCTCCTGTTACAGCAATACCAGTAGAAGTTGTTTCTAATTTTTTAACATTATTATGATAAATGTCTACTGCTCCATTAGCAGTACAAATAATATAATTCTCATCAATTGCTGCATTAACTATTTGAACATTGTCTCCTGCAAGTCTTAAATGACCTGTTCCTGTATCTTGCACATAACTATGAGAACCATCATGATAAATTTGTAAATCATTTCCAGTACCAACATTTAGTACAGAAGAATCTGCTAAAGAAACTGAACTTCCTGTTAAAACATTAAATGAGTTAGCAGTTATACTAAAGTCTTTAGCACCTGCTACATAGATATCAATAGTATCATCAGTAGGAGCTTCAATGTAAGTATCACCATCATCATCTAGGATTACTTTACCACCAAACGCAGCAGTATCTATACCTAGTTCAACTTTGGTAGGAGTGCCAGAAGCTAACGAGATACCTGTTAAGTTTACAGTCTGTGTAGTAGATGAGTGAGAAGATGAGGCAATAGTGCCTTCTACCACATTAGCACCACCATCAGTGATTCTAATCTTTCTACCAACATAGTATACAGATGTAATATCTCCTGTACCTGTTATAGTAATAGTATCGGCATCACCACGTGTTACTGTGTATTCACCATCTCCATCACCAAACTCAAAGTATCCGTCTCCAAGTTGTTCATACATGTCTCTCATGTGTCCCATGAGTTCTCTTGCAGCATTATTGACATTACTTGGTGCCATGTTCTCTGCAAAGTTTACAGTCAAGTTACTTGTATTGTTACTCGCTGTTGAACTAAATTTTCCTACGCCTGTTCCAGCCATTGTTTTATTCTCCTAGTTAATCTAAATTTATGTTAAGTCCTGGATATTTGTACTTTTTACCTTCTGGGTAAATAGGGTGTCCAAATTGTCCTATAATAACATTGATAGCATCTTGATAATGTAAATCATCTTTTTGCAATTTCTCAACAACACCTCTGATAGCAAATGGTAAAAAAGATTTACCTATTTGTTCTCCGTAATCTCTAGCTCTATACAGAGAAAATAAATCTTCTTCACTGATAGGACTAGGATAAGGGCTTGTCAAGAACTTTTTGTTAAATAATAATTGTTGTGTTAATTTTAATGTACTACCTTGTTTTGATACTAAGGTTTTATATGGGTGTACAGCCCAATGCAACGGTTCCATTAATTGTTTAGACCAAACCATTGTGTCTCCATTACCCAAGTCTATTTTAGTTGGGTCTTTGTTTTCTAGTAATGACTTACCAGTAAACATATATTGTAATGCACTACCAAATGTAGCATATATTAAACCAGCTCTAATAGCATAGGCTTGATATAGTTTTCTAGCTACTGGATCTTTATTAAATCCAGGTAAAGCATTACCTAATATTCTTAAGTTAGCAATAGTCCAGTCAGGTGCAAACATTAATAACTGCATATTTCTTCTACCAGATACTGTTAGCATTTTACCTGCTAAAGATTTCATAATAGGATTTTCAATATCTTCGTATAACTGTCTCCAGTTTAAACCACCATATGCATCATTAGTAAATTGTGCAGCTTTTCTATTTAACTCTACTAATGGTATATCTTTATTAGCAGGATCTTTTAATAATTTATGTCTAGCTGTTTGAAAGGTATATAACTTACCTGAGTTATAAACATGATCCCAGGTAACATCATCAATAAATTTAAATGGTTTTGTTACTAATTTATCTATACCATTATTTACAGTCCATTTAACTAAAGGACTACCAGTTCTATCTGCAAGTCTATTAGCACCTTGTACTGTATCATAGAATGCATGATGTCCAATATCATCAGGATGTGAAAATATTACACCAGCTTTAAGACCAGCTTCATAATCATCAAAGTTACCACCTTCATTAATCATTCTTTTAGCTGAGTTTTGTTTAGGTCTAAAATAAGATATAGGTACATTCAATGCACGTGTAACTCCTACACCTGCAAATATCATAGACTCCATAAGAGCTGCAGCATGAAAGAAAGAATAACCTACACTAAATCTTTTTTGTAAGAAATTAATATTTGATATAGCTCTATGTAAACCTTTAGATTCTGTAGCATCAAACATAAACTTAAGATGTGTTGCAGCTTCTTTAAATACAAATGGTTCTACCATTCTACCATCTGCATATGCTTCATCAGTTAGTTTCTTTTTTAATTCGTACTGATCTTTAACTGGTAGATCTGATTGTTTAATTTGTGCATTAATATCTTTTAATGTTGCTGCATTTTTAGGACTATGCGCTTCAAATGCTGGATGTCTAAATTTTATATAGTCTCCTGCATTAACACCAGTAGGTAATTCATCATACATAAATTTATAGTTATCACCTTTAGTAGTAACACGACCATTTATATCTGTATTATAAAATAGTTTAACTACTCTACGTTCAGCTAATGCTTTATTAACTGCATTATTATATACTTGTATAATATCTCCTAGATTTGTACTTCTAGGTTTTAATCCTTTGGCTATACCTTCTGCATAACTATTAATAAGTTTACTATTTTCTGCAGCAAGCCTACCTTTATATTGTTGTATAGAAGAACTTTCAGTTAAAAAAGATTGTAGTTGTTTCATTATAGCTTCTTCAGAATCAAACGCTGATGTTTGCCAGAAGCCAGGTAAATAATTGTTTCTAAATCTTAGTAATAAATCTTCATCTTCAGATATAACTTTATGCATTTGTCTAAAGTAATTTTGTGCAGTAGTTGCAGCTCTTAATTCATCAGTTGATAATTTGATATTTTTATTACCTTGTATCCAATCTAATACATGTAACTCTCTATCTTTAGTAACAGGATTTTCTTTACGAAATAATTGATTTAATCTTCTAGATGTAGCATTACCTACTTTAACAAACTGATCTACACCATCTATAGCATAACGACTAATAGCTGGTCCTTTTAAATCTACTAATCTTTTTAATTCACCTAGTTCAGCAAAGTCTTTACGTTTAGCTGCATTACTTCTATAGAAATTTATTTGTGGAGCAATACCTGTATCATCTAATTTAATACCTGCATCTTTAACTTCTTTTCTAAATACAGCAAAATCATCTTGAGTAACTACATTCTTAACAAAGTTTTTACCTGCTTGTACATCTTTGTATCTTTTAAATGCAGCACTAGAAACTTTACCAAATGAAGTTAATGCTAGTGCAGTAGCTCCTGCATACAACGCACCTTCTTTTTCACCTGTACCAATATAACCACCAGTACCAAATACAGTAGTAGCAACTACTGGACCAACAGTTTTATCATATATCTTTTTAGCTAAAGTAGTTTCATTGTTATAGTTTATAAGTTTATTAGTATTTTCAGCTATAGTTTCTTCTACTTCATTTTGTATAGCTCTAGTAGTTTTATTACTATAAGAATTATTTTCACTTATTCTATTTAAGTTCTTATCTAATTGTTTAGCAAAGTTATTAGGTATACCACTTGGACCTATAGCAAAATCACTAAGTTCAGTAATAGCTTCTGTTTCTCCACGATTAGCTCTTTCTTGTAACGCTTGCATAGTTTCTTTAGTTACTCTAGCTTCATCTGTACTTCGACCTATAATATTCATAGATCCGCCCCATAACATACCAAGTCCTAAAGCACCAGCGCCACCTATTGCAGTTTCAACAGCTACTCTATTAGCATCAAGTTCACCTTTTTCACCAAGTTGCATAACAGTAGAATATGCTGCAGCTTCAGGAACAGCAGCTGTACCTATAGCTACACCTCTTTGTATACGAGGAACTTTAGCAAGTATATTGTTAGCTTGCATAAACTTAGCTAATGCATTGCCACCTAATGCATATGGTGTAAACAATAAATATGGATCTGCCATAAATGCATTTACAAATTCACCAGCCATTGCACCTGGATTAGTTTTAACTGCAGCTTGTAATGCTTCTAAACTAAATGGTTGTTCAGACAAAGCATAACCATATCTTTCTAATACAGCTTCAGCTTCCATATATTCAGGAGTACCTTGTAAGGTAGGATTAGCTTGTATAAAATCTTGAGCTTTCTTAGCTTGTACTTCTTTAGTATTACCACTAGCATATTGATATGCAGCAACAGGTAAACTTTCATAACGCACTAACTCAATAGGATTTCTTAATGTTGCAAAAAAACCTTTTGGTTCTTGTTGTGGTATAACTTGATTTGGATTAACTAATCCTGCATCTAAATTTATACCTTCACCTAAATCTAGTCCTAGTCCTAAGTTTATACCATCACCTAAGTCTATTGCCATTAGTCAATAAGAGTTGAGTTAGGTCTAGCATTTACTGCAGCTCTAACTTCTTCTTCTGTAGAACCTTTATTTGCAGCTAGTAATGCTTTCATAGAAAATGTTCTTTCTGTATATTTACTAGCATCAGCACGTGGTGGTATTTTTTTATCAAACATAAATCTACGTTCTTGAATTTTACCTTTAGATAATGCTCCTTGACTTTCAGCTATTTTCATAGCTCTATCTATTGCTTCATTTAATCCCATACCACCTGTAATCATTTCATTAACATCTTGTGTTAACATAGAAGCCAATGAAGATATTTGTCTTGCAGGTATAGTATCTTTATCTACACCTGGAAAATATTCAGCAGTAATACGATTTTCTATTTGCGGTATAAGACCTTGACCATAAGTTAATCCTGCAGCTAATTTTGCACCTGGATTTACATTATCTGTACCTAATGCTTTAGCGTCTTGTGCATCAGCATAAGCATTATTTTTTCTAATCTGTGATAACTTATAAGCATTATCAAACATTGTTTTGTACTGTTCTTTACTAAGTTTAGATTCTTTTAATAATGTTTCACCAATAGTTAAACCATTCTTACCATCTATATATGCTCTTAGACCACGATAAAATTGTTCGTTTTGTGCAGGATTATTAATAGCATCCATTACATTATTTAATACACCACCAATTTTTTGTTTAAATGTTTTAGGTGGTACATCTGGTTTCATTAATTGATCTATATCTTTAAGGTCAAAGTTTGGACCTGCTTCTGTTGTTGTTGTTTTTGATATAGGTGGTGCAGTACCTTTAAAAGGACTACCTGTATTTTTAGATTCAATACCTAATTTTTCTTTTACTACTGGTCTAAATAATTTACCAATAGGATCACTCTTTCTACCAGAAATATATTTATCAAAAAAATCTTGTTGTGGTCTAAATAAATCACCTCTTTGATTCATTCTAGATTGTGATCTTTGTTCAGCTTTGCTTAAATTTTGATTACCAGAAGAAGCAAGTAAACCTGATCCTGCTGCAACAGTTCCTGTTCCTAAACCTAAAGCTAAAGGAAAAGCAAAACCACCACCAGCAACTTCACTACCTCCACTAGAAGAACCATAAGGTCTATTAATAGGAGTTCCTACATTAGCAGTACTGCCACCACCAACTATGTTTTCTATTTGCATTGGTAATATACCAGAGCCTGTATCTAAATAATCTAATATGTCAAATTCGTCCATTATAATCTCCTATCCAAAAAAGTATCCTGCGCCAGCACCAAGTAATCCACCTATGTTACTACCACTCATGCCACCAGCTCCACCAAAGTCTCTACCTAAATAGCTACCCAATTGTAGTCCACCAAATGCTTGATTCAATCTATTAGCAGGTTGTGAATATTCATAACTAGGACCTCTTAGTCCAGCTATAGAAACTAATGGATCAATAAAAGCATTTAATCTTTTGTATGGAGACTCTTGTTCAAACTGAAATCTGTTTAATCTATCTTGTAAGTTTCTACCTGCAAGATCTTCATAAGCACTACCTACTTCACCAATACCACCTATGCCTCTAGCTCGTCTAGCATCCATTGCATCTTGTGTACTCATTAAACCAGCAGCTCCTGTACCCATTCTTCCAAACATAGCTTCTCTAGCCTGTTGTTGTCTAGCAATGTCAGACTGTGATGCACCATATTGTCTATTAAATTGTGCTTCTCTTGCTTGCTGTTCTCTTCCAATATCTGCTTGGCTTCCTCTAAATAATCTATCCATAGCTTCTCTACCACCAGTAAACTGTCTACCAATAGCAGATTCTCTAGAACTTAATTGTCTTTGTCTTTCTGCTTCTGCAGCACTTTGAGCAATAGGTGCATAGGCTTGACTAAATCCTCTACTTACAGCTTGCTGTGCGCCTGGACTAGTTCCTGTTCTACCCATACCACCAAATGAAGATTGTACATCTCCCATAACATCACTAAGTATTCCAGATCTAACACTAGATAAATAATCACCTTGAGGTTGTATTTCAGAATAAGCATCTCTACCAGGATCAGCAGATCCATAACCCATACCTAATCCACGATTTCCGTATGAACTTCCCATACCAGCACCTAAACCTCTATTCATGTATGAATCACCTGCAGCACCAGATGCCATACCACCATAAGCACTACCTGCAAGATTATACATATTGCTACCACCAGTAAGATTCATGCCTTCTGCTTTAGCTAAATCTAATGCAGCTTGAGTTTCTGGTGCAAATGGAACTACTGTAGATCCAGGATAATAATTTCTGCCAACATCACTGCCATATAAACGAGCAGCTTCTGACATAATATCTGTTATATAAGGTTCTGCACCTTCATATATACCGCCTGTGATTTCGGTTATTTGTGGATCATCATTTCCAAATGACATACATTATTCCTCCAATTTTCTTTCTAATAAGTAATGCGTTACTTTATAATTATGTTGTTTAAGAATGCGAGACCAGCCTGGTCGTGCATATGTTTCTAAATGAGTACAGCCTTGTTGCTTAGCCCACTTTTCTATTATTTCTATTTTGTCTTGCCATAACTTTCTATTCTTACCTGTTACAATAAATAGGTTAAGAGATTTAGTATTAGGTCTAGTTATTACTTTAGATACAATACAACCTTGATATTTATCTTTTTTATCTTCATTCCATAATATCCAAAGTTGTGCTTTATTATCATAGATTAAATCCATTACATCTTTAAGATTATAATGATTACCAGAATACTTTAATGCTTTTTCTATAGATTCTAGAACAAAAGGTTCAGCTTCTTTAACATTTTCTGTAGGTATAAGTACAGCTGTTGTCATGTAATTTCTAAATAACTTGTTATCACGTGTAGTCTATTTGCAGTTGCAGCAGTAGCTTTAAGTATATCAGATTCACCTAATACTAGTGTAGCATTATGTCCACCCATACCTTGTATAGTAGATTTAGCTCCAACAAAAGTATCTTTTAAAAACTGAAAAGTATTATCTCCATTAACTATTGTTAATGATATACTATCATTATTATTACTATCTTCACATATTATAATAGATTTTATAATAATAGTAGAACCTTCTGCTACAGTAATTAATGCAGTAGCATTAGTAGTAGTAAGATCTACTTTAGAATTTTTGTAGGTATGAGCCATTACTCAACACTTTCTTTAAAGCCATCACTAAGTTTTTTCCAAAATTCGTCTAATGGATTATGTTCACAGTTAGCACATTTACAAGAAACACAGACACCACCATTACCACAATGACAACTATGTTCACAATTTCTACATTGATCTACGTCAGAAACCATGCAGCTACCTCCTGATTTTCTACATTATGATATCGTACTAATTGATTTACAACATCCTCTGCTACTAATTGAAACTCATATTGTGATAGTAGTATCCCTTCTAAAGTATATGCAGGATAGTTATAAACATATTCTAAGTTTTGTTTACTAGCCATTATCTACCACCATATTGACCTTTACCTCTAGGGCCAGCTTTTTCTCCACGGTTACCTGCTGCAGCTCGATCATTTTGTCTATCATTATTGGCTTTAGATCCTTTTTGATTTGCTTTTGATGAATCAGATCTAGCAGTAGTAATACCACGTTCTGCGTCAGTTCTATCAAAACTTTTAACAGGATCTGCATAAACACCATCATCATAGTCATCTAAGAAACTATCAAAATCATCTTCAGCTTTTTTACTTATGTCTCTTAATTTATCATCACTGACTAAACCAAAGCCTGGATCTATTTCACCAGTACCAATAAGATCTCTACCAATTTTATGTTTTTCAGATGTTTCTCTAAATTTATCCATAGCATCTTCTAATGACATACCATCTTCTACATTTTCATTAATACTTTTTATATCACTATTATCTATACCATAAGTATTTTTAAGTTTTTGTTTAGCAAAACCAGATGTAATGCCTGAAAATAAACCTGTTGGTATACCTGTAACTGCTCCAATTAAACCTAATGCAGTTGATGTAAGGGGATTAGGATTAGCCATATTAAATGTACCATAAGGATCATAACCTCTAGGTGTTGATACAGGATCAACTCTATCTTCACGTCCACGACCTTGATTAGCAAATCCTCCACCTTGAGCTTGTATAGCACCTTGACCAACTAAACCTGTTGTTGTATCTGCTACTACTTCTCTAGGTAAACCAGTAACAGGATCAATTACACTTTCACCTGAATCAAAACCAGTTTGATAAGTACTACCACCTGGTAAAAAATCTGTTTCATCAGATCTAAATCCACTCATATATTCTGGAGTAGTAAGAATTGTTTGTCCAGTTACAGGATCAATAGAAAATTCTTGTTGTTGACCAGCTCTAGTTGCATCTACACTTCTTGCATTAAAACCTGTACCTGATAATAAACTTTTGTATTCTTGTCTAGCTGAGTCAAGTTGATCTGATAAAATATCTTTAGTAAGATTATTTCTTACAGCTTGAAACTGTCTCTCACCTGCATTTGGATAATATAAATTATTATACTTTTGTCTCAACTCGTCAAATATACTCATTACCTATAACCTTCTTTGATTGCTTCTATATCTATACCTTGTGCATCTGACCACGTAGTAGCTGCAGGTATAGTTAAGTTAAATTTAAAATATCTTGCTGACTTATGAAAAGGCATTGTACCTGTAGCATGTATACTAGCAGCAGCAGTATTAGAAGCAGTATCAGCAACTCTGTTTCTAAAACTCAATGTTCCTGTAGCAGCAGTAGTATCTACTATAGGTCTTACATGGGTAACTAAAGATCTATTCATTGGAAACAATTCTGTCTCTGAAGTTCCTATCTCAGCCTCTAATGCATCACCATTAAAAGATCCTAGTTTATGATCTGTACCAAATGCACCTACTGTTCTTAAGCCACCAATAAATATAGGGCTATCAAATGATACTGTTATTGCATCTATATCATTAGTACCTGATGCTGGATAGTCATCTAGTTCTTCTAAAGTAAATCCAGGTGATAAGTACTCTATAATTACTTCATGTTCTAATTCTACAATAGACCATCTATTACTAGCTATGTGAAATATTAATATCTTATCATTAAGTGTATTAGAGTTATTACCAGTAGCAGAAGGATAAGACCACATAATTAATTTATTTTCATGATCATAAGAAGCTCTTACTCTTTCTCTTAATGCAAACTTAAGATCATTATAGAAAAAACGATCTACTTTATTTGCACCAATAGGTTTAGCACTAGAACCATCAGTAACATAAAAACCATCTTCAGATAAAAAGTAAACCATGTTACCTACTTGTATTACATTTTTACCTTGTACAGCTCCTCTATTATCTTCTATTCTTCTAAAAGAAAATACCACATTACCACCACGATAATCCATACGAGTAATACGAGACTCTTGAAATATTAATCCAAACTGTCCACCAGTCACTCCTGTGATAACACCACCTTCTGGTAGTGTTTCAGAGTCAGCTTGGTTTACACCTGTGGTCCATGCAGTAGGATCATTGAAGCTAGACCATTGTACTTTGTTTTGCAATGTAGCTTGGAAACCTGTAACTACAAAATTACCTACAACTGCTGCATGTCTAAATGATGGAGGTGATCCAGCTAATGCTGCAAAGTCTGTTGAGCTATCTAGTGTCCATGCTTGCGGTGCATCATCACCATTAAAAGCAATAACAACTTCACCAAATCTAATAAAATCCCAATAAGATTCAGCAGGATAACTAAAGGTAGTACCTCCACTTTCATCTACAAAAGCATTAGATGTTAGTTTATATAATTTAGTAGCATCACCTGCAAATATAGATACAACACCACTATCAGATTTGAATGCTTTACCACCTTGCGCTCTAGCAGTTAACGCATTACTTGAAGTAGCAGCTATACTATTAAAAGGTCTATAACTGTTTACTGCAGGAAATACATTTCTAGCTTGTGTAGAACCAGGATTATTATGATCTGGTAGGTCTGGTAGCCATTCTCCAAAAGGTAACTGCATTATTTTACGTTATCTAAATGATTAATATTAATACCTGATCTTTGAATTAAAGGTGAGCCATTGTATTTATCTAAAGCATCTGCATCTTCTGCTTGTTTAATTGCAGCTTCATACTGAGTTTTAAATTGTAATACTGTTTGTTGGTCCATGCCTCTAATAAATGTTGATGCATAATATAACGCACCATATAAATATATGTCAGGAAACTTTGTTAAAATAGTATTAGTTGTAGTTGTACTATCAATACTATCAAAGGCTTTATAGAAAACTATTCTTGCTGTGTAAGCACTGTCAGGTGCAGGACTAAATCTAAAGTTTGATCCTTCAATAGAGAAAGCTCTAGGTACACCTGTATTAGTAAAGTCTTGTGTATCAGCTTGATGAAAAGGAGTCATTAATGATAACACTCTATCAGGAGTAGCACTAGTTAAAATAAAACTTCTTATCTGTAAAAATCCTGTAGGCAATGCTTCAGTTGCTGCATCAATAGTAAATGCACTATCAACAGTTTCCATATCTCTTATTCTTAATCTACGATTAAAGTCTGCTTCAGTAAGATCTATAAAGTCATCTATCTCTGTAGTCAAATCATCACGTGCTAAGAAATTAGCAATAGCTGTTTTTAAATTTGCATAATTGTTTAAAGCCATTATAACCTTTTACTTCCTGT